ATGGGCGGTGCTATTGCACTATTTGCCCCAACGCTCTACATAGAACCTTTTGGTAACGTCGTTATCGAAGCACAGACCTGTGGAACTCCAACGATTACCACAGACTGGGGAGCATTTACAGAGACCAACCCTAACGGTGTTACTGGATATCGTTGCAGAAATGCAATGGAGTTTGCAGCAGCAACAGAGTGGGTCAAGGACTTAGATCCGGTAGCAATACATAAGCGAGCAGTGTCCTTGTATTCCTTGGATGCTATCGCTCCACAGTACGAACAGTATTTTGCAAGGCTTCTCACGTTGTGGGGAGATGGATGGTATGAGAGGAAATAATGCCAACGCTAAATGATATGGTCGATGAGGTACGAGCTAACCTACAGGGGTATGCCTTACGTCAAGACCGCATTACCTATGTAGCTAACCCTGCTGGTTTGACTACAACGACTACTGAAATCCTTGTCGGATCATCGTCTAACCTTGCTAAAGGTGTTATCGAGATTGATGATGAACTCATCTGGATTGATTCATTTACAGCAGCAAGTAATACACTCAACGTCATACCAGGCTTTGGTCGTGGCTATCAGGGTACTACTGCCTCACCTCACTCACAGTATGCACAGGTTACTCTGTCTCCTACCTTCCCACGTAGCGCCATTAAGAGGGCTATCAACGACACAATCAACAGCTTCTATCCCAAGCTCTGGATAGCACAGCCTTATACCTTTACCTATAACGCATCACAGACTACCTATGCGCTACCTGATGATGCCGAAGATATCCTCTATGTATCTTGGCAGACTACAGGATCTAGCCTTGAGTGGTTGCCTATTAACCGCTGGCGTATGGATGGTATGGCAAACATTGCAACCTTTAATACAACCAACACCATCAATATCTATGACAACGTACAGCCTGGTAGAACTATTCAGGTTTACTACACTGCAACACCAAATACTCTTGATAACAATACAGATGACTTTGCTGACGTTACTGGCCTGCCAGCATCCTGTCAGGATGTAGTAGTCCTTGGTGCCTCATACAAGTTGCTTTCATATCTTGATGCTGGACGTATCAACCTATCTAGCGCAGAAGCTGATATGAACGATACCAAGCTACCGTCTACTGCTGGATCCTCTGCATCTAAGTACATCTTTGCTTTGTACCAGCAACGCCTGCAAGAAGAAGCACTCAAGTTAGCCGACAAGTACCCAATCCGTATTCACTACACAAAATAAGGAAAACCAATGACCAGTAAATATTCGTCTACCAGTATTGAGACTACTCTACAAAACGCCATTGCTACTTCTGGTGCTACTACTATGGTTGTGGCTACTGGTACTGGTTCTGCCCTTATGGGTGGTGTATCACTTGCAGCAGGCAACGTAGATGTCTTCACTGTTGCTATTGATGTGGACACCATTAACGAAGAGATTGTCTTTATTACCAACGTAGCTTCAGATACAATGACCATTGTTCGTGGTCGTGCTGGTACTTCTGCAACAACACACACTGCAGGAGCTACGGTCAAGCACGTACTTTCATCTTACGATCTAACCAACTTCCAGGCCACTGTACCACCTGTAGCTAACCTGCCTTTTGCTGGTGCAACATCTGGTACGACTACAGTGCAGGCAACCGCAGTAGCTGGCACTACAACGCTTACGCTACCTGCAGCGACAGACACCTTAGTAGGTAAAGCAACCACAGATACCTTGACTAACAAGACTCTGACAGCACCAGTGATTTCTACAATCAGCAACACTGGAACTCTAACCCTACCAACATCTACCGATACTCTGGTAGGTCGCGCAACAACAGATACTCTAACCAATAAGACTTTAACTGCGCCAGTGGTTAACCTTGCGTTCAATGCCCAGACTGGTACCACCTACACCTTGGTAGCTGCAGACTCTGGCAAGCTAGTTACAACTACTAATGCTAGCGCGGTAACAGTAACTATCCCACCGTCAGTCTTTACAGCAGGTGAGCAGATAAACGTTCAGTCAATCGGTGTTGGACTTACTAGCTTTGCAGCAGGTGCTGGTGTAACTATCACCTCAACAGGTGCAACATCAGGCGCTCCAATCCTAAGAGCACGTTTCTCAGCAGCAACAGTTATATGTACAGGAAGCAATACCTTCACAATAATTGGGGATCTGTCTTGAGTCCAATCTTAGGAATCCTTTCTTCATCAAGACGTGGGAAAGCAATCGTAACTGGTGGCACTCTTACATCTGATGCTACCTACTATTACAGAACCTTTACTGGTAACGGAACGCTAGGAGTTACAGGCAATTCATTATCTTGCGACATCCTTGTTGTTGCAGGCGGTGGCGCAGGTAGTAGCGCTCAGTATGTTGACACCCCATTTCAGAACTATCTAGTTGGTGGTGGTGGTGGAGCTGGTGGTTTAACGTTATTTAGCCCAAGCCTAGCTATAAATAATTACTCTGTCACTGTTGGTGGTGGAGGAAGTGGTTCTGTTGGTGGCTCTTCTTCTCTAGGTGCAAACTCAACTACTGGTGGTGGATTCTTTCAAACCAATGGTGGTTCTGGTCAAGGAGATAGCGGTTGGGTCTATGGTGGTGGAACAATAGTAAACCCACCAGCGGGTGCTGGAACTGCTGGACAAGGCAACGCAGGTGGTAGTGGATTTAATGGAATTTACAATGGTGGAAACTCAGGTGGTGGTGGAGGAAGCGGAGCTGCTGGTTCAACCGTCAACGGTGGTGCAGGAACAAATGCTTATTCCACTTGGGCATCAGTAACAGGAACAGGTTCTTCAGGAAGATATGCCGCTGGAGGTGCAGGAGCAGGCGGATCAGCTGGTGCTGGTGGCGGTGGAGCTTCTGGCTATAACAGTAACGGTAGCGCTGGCGCTGCAAATACTGGTAGTGGCGGTGGTGGAACTACTGTTACATCAGGTAATTCTGCAACAGGTGGTAATGGTGGTTCAGGAATTGTAATCGTTCGTTATACAAAAGCACAGGTTGACTAATGGGAAGAGGTAATTAACTAATGCCATACGGCGATGATATTACTGAAGGCATACCCTACGTACTTTCCAATCCTGCTAACTCTACAACCTTTACTTCAACAGGTGAAGCCTACGATGTAGCGATAGCTGGTCTACCGTTCTTCTTGCTTACCTCAGATGATGCACCATATCGTCGAGTAACAGCGCAGTATCGTAAACAACAGATTGACCAGACACGAGAAGCTGGTGAGCAGACGCTCACTGGTTGGTGGACCAGATCACAGTCATCCTTCCACCTTGGCGCAGGTATTAAATACTTTGAGCCAGCACAGGAAGAGTCGCTACGCTTTCAGTTTACCGAATCTAAGGGTATGGACATTTGGACCAGAGGCCAAGCTACCCTGCTTAATGACACTGCATCCTTCTATGCTGGCGCTGCCCCTGCTCAGATAATCGGTGTTAATGATGGCACCAATGATTGCATCTTAGTCACAGATGGCACAGCGCTAAAGAAGATTACTACTGGTGGTAGTTCAACTACTTATACACAGACTGGTACAGCATCTACTATCTACAGCCTTACCACTAATGGTAATCAGTACTTTTTTGTAAACGGTTCAACAGTCCATCGAGGTAATATCTCTGGGTCTACTAGCGATACCGAAATCTACACAGCAACTAGCACTACTCGTGCCACTATCCGCTATGTAAAACAGCGTCTTATCGTTGCTATCGGTTCTGCTATCTATGAACTTAACGCTAATGCTAGTGCTTCTACGGCCCTACCTACTGCACTCTATACACATCCTAACGCTAACTGGGTATGGTCAAGTATTGCAGAAGGACCTAGCGCTATTTATATCTCAGGCTACGATCCTAATGGCACATCATCATCTGTATTTAAGATAGCACTAGATGTTGCCAATGCTAACGCGCTAGGCTTCCCAACACTGGAAACACCTACTGTAGTTATTGACTTGCCACAGGGTGAGCGCATCAATGACTTCGATGTGTACCTTGGAACCTACGCAGTCCTTGCTACCAACCTAGGCTTTAGAGTGGGCATCTCTGATGCCACTGGCAACATATCCTATGGACCGTTGCTCTATGACCAGGCAGCTTGTAATGCTATTGCCTTCCGTGATCGCTTTGCTTATATTGCTACCACAGTAGACGGTGAGGCAGGGTTAATCCGAACAGATTTATCCACCAACATACTTGCCAATTCACTATTCTTCCCTTGGGCCTATGACCTTATAGCAACTGGTATAACAGCCAGCGCTAACCAGGTAGCCTTCTTTGGTAACTCTGATAGAGCTGCCTTTGCCACAGGTAACACAGTCTATGCCGAGTCAACAACTAGCCTTGTACCAACTGGTTACTTGCGTACCGGTTACATCCGATACAACACCCTTGAAACAAAGATATTCAAGCTGATGCAGGCCAGAGTAGATACCAGTAATGGTGGCATTATCATCCAGTCGGTTGACTCACTGGATAACTTTGCAACTATCGGTAGCTTTTCACAGGAATCTGCAGTACCTGAAATCAACATCAACTACCCACAGACAGCTCAAGAATATCTTGGCTTCCAGTTTACCTTCAGTAGATCAACTACTGATGCAAGCAAGGGGCCACTCTTTACCGGCTACCAGCTTAAGTCATTGCCAGCAGTACCACGCCAGCGCCTTATCCAATACCCAATATCCTGCTTTGATCACGAGAGCGATCACTTTGGAGTAGAGATTGGATATGAAGGCTCTGCCTTTGCACGTATGGCACAGCTAGAGTTGATTGAAAACAGAGGCGACAGCATCCAGATTCAGGACTTTAGAACTGGTGAGTCTTACATCGGTCTCATCGAAGAGATGGATTTTAGAAATGCTACTCCATCAGATAAGCGATTCTCCGGATATGGCGGATTGCTCTTAGTAACGATTAGGACAATCTAATGCAGGCACAAGACTATGCAACAGTAGCTGTTGCGGTATGCACAATCATTGGTGGCTTTGTTGCATCAGTACGCTGGTTGGTCAAGCATTACTTGAATGAACTTAAACCCAACTCAGGATCAAGCCTCAAAGATTCCGTTATTAGGTTAGAGGAAAAGGTTGAGATTCTTTATCAGATTATGATACAGAGAGGGAGCAAATGATTCCATTAGCAAAGAGGGCAGCACCTGCTGCTATTGCAGCGTTACGTCAGGCTACAGCCCTGCGCCCTAAGCGCAAGAAGGCAAGCGATGGGTTACTCCCATCTAAGGCACACGTACACCAGAACCCAAACTCTGACCACAACTCAGGGTATGCGGTAGACATTACACACGATATTGTCAATGGTATTGACTGCGCTGTAGCTTTTGAAAACCTTAAGGCAGACCCACGCGTTAAGTACCTGATATTCAACGGCAGGATCTGGTCTAAGGAAAAGGGAATCCGTGAATACACCGGTAGTAACCCTCACCATAAGCATCTTCACATCTCCATCAAGGAGACCTGTGGAGAAGACACCTCACCTTGGTTTCCTTGGTTGGGTGTAGTAACCAAGATCAATAAAGTAAAGGCAGCAGTTAAGCCTCTACCTAAGAAGAAGGAGAGCAAATGAACAAGAAGCAACTAAAGGCTGTCGCAGCTACATATCTTCGTGCAGCAGTAGCATCAGTAATCGCACTGTACCTAGCAGGAGTTACAGATCCAAAGGCTTTGCTATCAGCAGGAGTAGCTGCTATCGCAGGACCACTGCTTAAGGCACTAGATCCAAAAGCTACAGAATTTGGTAAGAACTCAGCTAAGTAAAGTTTGACTGCGAGGCTACAGCCCTCCGCCCTTCGGGGTGGGGGGCTTCTTTTTTTATGCCTGAAAGTCTGGGTTATCCGGTGGACAGGGTACGACCACAAGGTTTCCACAGGAAACACACTCAGCATCTAGGGCATACCAGACCAGCTCGTAATCCTCAAAGGAGGCCATAACGTTAAAGACTTGGGAGCCACAGGTACAGACGTGGATAGGGCCAAAGTCCCTCAGATCGGCACCAGAAGGCTCAGGAAGGATACCGTAGCTACGGTGTCTGCCTTTCATTCTTGGCAGGGTGAGTAGACGGAGCCGCATATTGTCGGGCCTCACCTTCTGGCTCGGCCCTTCTAGGGCCGCTACCGTTATTCGCCTACGGCTCATATTATAGACATACTCAGCTTGGTATAGGAACCTAGACACGCCGTGCTATCCTTGGCTATGCCTAGAATCTATTCGGTAAAAATCTTCGGTCAGAAATACAAGATCGATTACAAACACCACGACGAAGACAGTTACGGTATGACCATATCGGGTAACAATCGGATATCTCTTAGGCATAACTTGCCAGAAGATAAAATGATCCACGTGTTAATGCACGAAGTAACGCACGCTGTTATCCACGAATCGTTACTTGCTAATCGCAAGCGATTCGATGCAGAAGAGGTGTGCGATCTAGTGGGGTATCACATCGTGGACACTCTCAAGGATAATCCCGCGCTGGTAGAATGGCTCTTCGGTACAAAAGAAACCGAAGAAGATACTGATAAGGAGTTGGAATAAATGGTTGCTTTTCTGTTTGGTTTATTGCTAGGCTTTGTCGCAGCATACGGATTCGATACGTGGCTTGTCTGGAGGGACAATAGAAAATGGCGATAGAAGATCCAAAGGAATTACTGTTACACGTATTACATACCAAGGATGCTAGTCGTTCACGTAGTACACAGACACAGGTAGGTCCATCAGAGATTGGTGGTTGCCGTCGTAAGGTCTGGTACCGGTTGAACGCACAACCTGAAACCAATGATAATCAATCTAAGTTAGCTGCAATTATGGGTACTGCTATCCACGCAGCTATTGAAGATGCTATCGGTCATATAGATCCTGAAGGTAAAGAATACCTAGTGGAAACTGAAGTTGCCTATGGTGATATGAAGGCGCACGTAGATTTATTTGTACCAAGCACAGGTGCTGTCATTGACTGGAAGACCAGTAAGGTGAAGAACCTTAGCTACTTCCCATCAACCCAGCAACGCTGGCAGGTGCAGGTCTATGGTTATCTTCTATCCAAGAATGGTCACGAAGTCAAGACAGTTAACTTGGTAGCTATTGCACGCGATGGTGCTGAGAAGGATGTCAAGGTACATACAGAACCTTACGATGAAGCTATTGCTCTACAAGCTTTCGAGTGGTTGAATCAGGTCAAGGCTTCTACAGTTCTACCTGAACCAGAGAAGGATCAATCATTCTGTAAAGACTACTGCCAGTACTATGACGCAACAGAAACAATGGGTTGCGGTGGTCTAAAAAAAGAACGTATCATCCTTAGTGAAGTAGTGATAGAGGATGATGAAGTTGACAAGCACGCACTGCACTACTTACAGTTAGACAGCAAGATCAAGGAGCTAGAGAAGGAACGAGATTCCTACAAGGCATCCCTTGAAGGCACTACTGGTACTACCAAAAGTGGTATCCAGATAAGCTGGTCAACAGTTAAAGGTCGTGAGACAGTTGACTCTACAACAGTTGAAAAACTTCTAGGTTATGTACCAAAAGTTATCGGTAATGAAACAGTAAGACTCAATATCAAATCCAATGGAGGAAAGTAAATGGCTGCACCAGATACAACCAAGTTCCAGATTAACTATAAGTTATCTGACGGAACACTTATCAATCTTTATGCAACAGATGTACGCGAGCTAGAGAGTGGCCTTGCCGATCTTGGTATGGTTGCAACTCTTATCAAGTCAACAGGTGCTGAACTCGGTGGTGGTAGCGCATTAGCTACAGCCGTTGCAAATGTAGCACAATCCTTTCCAGGTGCTACATTAGTAGCCTCACCTCCGCAGTTCAGTACACCAGCACCAGCAACAGACGGTGGCAAGATGTGTAAGCACGGAGCTATGTCATTCAAGTCAGGTACATCTCAAAAGGGTCCTTGGCAGGGTTGGATGTGTGCCTCACCAAAGGGCGCACCAGATAAGTGCGACACTATCTGGGTACGCTAATTGTATGCGCGGTCCTTGGGAGTATGAAGACCCAAGCTGCGCTTCAGTAGGCGGAGACTTCTGGTTTCCTGAACTAGAGAAGGGTTCAACACACCTTTCCGGAGCAGATGGAAAAAGACTAGAAGGTCAAACAGCTAAGAGCATTTGTAAAAGTTGTATTCATAAACTTGAATGTCAACGATGGGGGTTAGAGCACGAAAGATTTGGGATATGGGGCGGTCTTGCTGAAGCAGATCGTCGCCCTATTCGTAGACGACTTAACATAAATGTAGAGGAGGTGGGCATTGCTGACCTTGCAGAGAGCTTGGGGAACAGTACTCACCAAAGCGACACCTCTACCTGATGTGTGGAAAGGGTTAGCAGACAAGCAGATAAAGTTCCGGAGAGGACAAGTCTGTATGGTTGCAGCCGCGCCTAACGCGGGTAAGTCTATGTTTGCTTTGATCTATTCAATCAAGGCAGATGTACCTACACTATTCTTCTCAGCTGATACTGATACTACTACCGTGATGATGCGAGCTGCGGCTTACTCATCAGGTCATAACCAGACAGCAGTTGAGCAGAACCTATCTATGGATAGCCACTATTACGATAAGCACTTTGACAAACTGAAGCACATCAAATGGGTCTTTGATTCATCACCATCACTAGATGATATTGAGTTAGAGATCAAGGCCTACGTAGAGCTATACGGACAGGCACCAGAGTTAATCGTTATAGATAACTTGATGAACGTAGCAGCAGAGACAGATAACGAATGGGCTGGACTGCGAGCTATTATGATGGAGCTTCACGATATGGCACGTAAGACCGAAGCCTGTGTACTGGTATTGCACCACGTATCAGAGCAGTCAGAGTATGGATCACCGACGAAGCCACCTGCACGCCGTGCTATTCACGGCAAGGTGAGCCAATTACCGGCACTCATCCTTACTCTAGGTTACGATCCGTTCAACGGAGAACTGAATATTGCAGCTGTGAAGAACCGCTTCGGTCCACACACAGCTGATGCCTCAGATTATGTTGGACTAGCTGTTAATTACGGAGCCTGTCAAATCACAGACAAGGATGCCTTTGGTGCAATGCTACAAAGGGATGCTCGTTATGGGTACAATGGTCCCTACATACCACAAGATGAATATGGAAATGAGATAGAAGTATGAGCGAAGAGAAGCTATCAAATAAGTACCGAGATAATATCAAGGTGGACGCACTACGTGCAGATGTCGATGCACTCAAGGTGGATCTTACCAACTTCGTTGGTGCCTTACTACAATCCGGTATCGTTGAATTGGTTAAGGATGAAGAAGGTAATGTTGTCTATAAGATCAACAAGGTAGTACTGGTAGATGAGTCAGTACAACAAGACTAAGGGTTCTCAGTTTGAGACAGATGTGATGAAGTGGCTGCGTAAGATGGGCGCAGTTGCGGAGCGTTTGACTAAAGCTGGGGCAAAGGATGAAGGCGACATCGTAACTGTTATCGCAGGCCAGACTTACATCCTTGAACTCAAGAACCGGCAGACACTTTCGTTGCCTCAGTTCTGGAGAGAAGCTCAAGTTGAGGCGCTTAACTACGCTAAGGCTCGTGGTATTGGGGAAGTGCCACTTTCCTATGTGATAGTTAAGCGTCGCAACGCTTCAATAGATCAAGCCTGGGTCATACAGGACCTAGCACAATGGTTAAAGGAGAAGCAATGAAGCGTGAAGATATATACACACTTAGTGAATACTATGACTTTGAAGGCACTGAAGAAGGTACTACGATAGCTTTGTTTGCTATCCTCAAAGAACTAAAACAACTTAATAAAACCCTCAAAACTAAGGAGAAGTAAATGCCAACACCAGAAGGAATTATCAGCACATCAACAGGTCCGGTAGATCCTAACGCACCTGTACAAGAAGTCGTACCAGTTGAAGAAGAACTACCAGTAGAGGATACAGAAGATGGCACAGCTAACTGAGCAAGAGATTGCTGAAAGAATTGTAGAACTAATGATTGAGTCACCAGATCCACTTAACCCTAATCCAGAACACAACGCGTACAACTGGGGTCTTGCCCACGCACAGTTAGTAATTAACGGTGGTAGTGTAGAGGCAATCAAGAAAGCTCGACCTCAATGATTTGCCTGAGCTGCAGGAATAAAGAGCACGACGATTGTAAGGGGTGTCCGTGTCAACATCGAACTGGGACAGGTCACGTAAGACCAGAGGCTATAAAGGTGACGTCGACGCCAATGATATACCGATAGAGGCTATCGTTTCCCACTATGGGGGACAGGTACGACAGGGTAAAGATGTATCAGTCAAGTGCATTATGCACAATGACAGTAGAGCATCAGCATCTATGAACACCTACGATAATTTATACTTTTGTTTTACCTGCGGTAAGGGTGGGAACGCGGCTAACCTTGTCTGCATTATAGAGAACTTGGAGTTTAAGGATGGCCTCAAACGCGCAATCGAAATTGCAGCTGGAAGCGGCGCAACGATACGCTCAGGAAATAAGTCCAGAGGCAATCGTCGCGCTACTCGAACGTGGGATATCTGAGCAGGTAGCAGCTAGGTTCCAGCTCGGTACCATTACCGATCCTATCAATGGTCACGAGATGTATGAGGGTTGGATATCCATTCCCTACATTACTGCAATGAACCATTGCGTAGGCTACAAGTTTCGTAGGTTAGATGATGGTAAGCCTAAGTATGGAAGTCCGGTAGGGCAGAAGGCACACCTTTACAATGTCACCGACATACTCACTATGTCACCGCATATTGTGGTTTGTGAAGGTGAGCTAGATGCCGTCATTACTAGCGGTGTACTAGGTATACCAGCGGTAGGAGTACCAGGAGTGCAGGCTTGGAAGCCACACTTTGCCAAGCTATTCAATGGCTACGACACGGTGTATGTGGTGGGCGATAACGACATTAAAGAAGATGGATCCAACCCTGGAATGGAGTTTGCTAAGCGTGTGGCTAACGAGATATTAAACTCAACTATTGTTACACTACCACCAGGTATGGATATCAATGATTATTATTTGGCTTACGGTGCAGATGCAACGCGAGCATTGCTTATAGGTGAGAAGGGTGAGTAGAGACGAATGGCTGAATACCATAATGCTATTGCAAGAGGCTGGGTTCCAGATCATCCGGCAGGATCAGCGAAGCGAGACGATAACCCTACGCCCGATACCAACGAGGTGAATCAGTTTGCCGCAGATATGTGGGAAGTACTCGACTCAGCAGGTAACTTACTCCTCAGTAAGCACAAAGATTACGGTCCGACAAACATCAGTCTGTCGCCAGGTGGTCCACTCAACGGACTGCGCGTGCGTATGCACGACAAGACAGCTCGTATCAATCACCTCATTGACTCAGGTGCAACGCCAGAGAATGAAAGCTTACGCGATTCCTTTATAGATCTATTGAACTACTCAGCTATTGCGCTGATGGTACTCGATGGAAACTGGCCTCGTGACTGAAATACATCCATCTATCTACGACATAGCTCCATCGGTAGCTAACACCGCATACCGAAGGTATCAGAAGTTTGTAGAGAAGAACGATGTAAAGCAGGAGTGTCTGCTCTGGGCCGCCAAGCGAGCTGAATGGACCAATGAACTACTCAATGAGCCTGACTTTGAGAAGCGCAAACATAACGAGCAGAAGATAGCGTGGCAGATGTTGCGTCACGCTGAACGTTACTGTCGTAGGGAGAAGGCCGCACAGTCTGGTTATCAGACAAGTGATGAAGCGTTCTATCAGGGCGCTACCCTTGCACAGTTACTACCCTTTGTTATTGCCTCAGTCATAGATGGCACGGTACTTGAGCAGGCACAAGAGATGATCCGCGATGGACAACCTAAAGGTTCATCATCTCCAGCAGAAGGTGGCAACCTACTTGCTACCCTTATAGATATCAAGGGTGCTTATCTTAAGCTTGAAGTTGAAGAGAGAGATGTATTGGTACTGCGCTATCACGAATCGCTCACGCTTGCACAGATAGGTGGCGTACTTGGGTGTCACGCTACTACTGCAGAACGTAAATGTAATAACGCGTTGCGCTCTCTCAACGAAGAGTTGGGTGGGCAGACACCTTGGAAGTAATGAAGGAGCAGGAATTATTTGACACGCTTAAAGCTTCGCTCTATCCCGATCTTGAGAAGTCACCTGGTGTATACGATGCCTTCGATTGTATCAGCGTCAAGGCTGGTCACTACATAGAGTTGAAGTGTCGCTATACCCATTATGATACGCTACTTATAGAAGAGATGAAGTATAAGAAGCTCATCACTCAGTCAGCAGAGCGTGACCTACTACCCTTCTATATTAACTCTACTCCACAAGGTATCTATTCCTTTGACTTGATGGATGTACCTGAACCCAACTGGGTAACGCAGCGTATGCCAGCTACAAGTGAGTTCTCTAACCGTTATAAGGTAGATAAGTTAGTAGGTTATCTCGATATAAGTGAGGCTATCAAGTTATGATCTATGAGTATGAATGTCCTACCTGTTACACTACGCGTGAAGTCACACGCAAGATGAGTGACCCTGAAGAAACTGTGTTATGTACTGGATGCCAGCAAGTATGCGTTCGTAAGTGGAACAGTGGAACTTTTATCCCCGGCCCTGGTATGTACAGTTACGATAACAAAAAACAATAAGGAGAAATGATGAAGGTCCTCAATCTGTATGCAGGCATAGGAGGAAATCGTAAGTTATGGTCAAGCGAACATCAGGTAACTGCTGTTGAATATGATCCGGCTATCGCAGCTATCTATGCTGACTTATACCCAAACGATACGCTTGTGGTGGGTGATGCTCACGAGTATTTAGCTAATCATTTTACTGAGTTTGATTTTATTTGGTCTAGCCCACCGTGTCAAAGCCATAGTAGTTTTAGACAAAACATAGGGGTCCGTTATCGTGGCGTAGAACCTGTCTATCCTGATATGAAACTCTATCAAGAAATTCTATTCTTACAAGCTAACGCTAAGTGTGGCTGGGTAGTGGAAAATGTTAAGCCATATTATGAGCCACTTATTAAACCTACCAAGGATATGCAGCGTCATTACTTCTGGGCTAACTATGAAATACCAGACGCTGACTTTGAAAAGGATAAGATTCGTTCAGCTCAGATTCCTCAGTTGTCAGAATTGCACGGCTTTGATCTCAGTAACTATAAGCTACCTAATAAGCGGCAGGTGTTGCGTAATTGTGTATTGCCAAAACTAGGGCTACACATATTTGAAAGTTACCAGTGACCAAGTAAAACCCTCGCAGGAGAAAGAGGTAAAACCTGCGAGGGCTGTGTTACTTAGGAGGTAAGATTATTGTAGCAGAGCTGCTAAGATTTCTTCCCCTAATTCGTAAGGAACACGCGATCTTTCTCTTGCTCCCTTAAGCCCTTGAGTACCAGTCTTAGCCCCTCTTGGCGCAGCTTCGTGGCAAGGCATACCATTCTTACACATCGTGCGTGGTGTCCAGTTAGGTACTACTCCCCACAGATCTGTAGGTTTCATACGACCATCGCCATAGGTACAATAGGTAACTGTCGTGCGTGGCAACCCTTCGACTACCGGTAGCTTACGTAGCATACCTCTTGGGTTCTCCATCAGCCAGCCCTTAGTAGGGTTAAGGTCAGCGATAAGCTGGCGTGTGTGTGCCACAAGGTCTTGGCTTACCCTTGCTGCCTCAGTCTTAGGCTGATATGCCTTAGCTCCACCGCCCCAATGGTGGCCCATCGAGGCCACGCTAAAGGCGGTACAAGGTGGGCTTGCCCATACAAAGTCAGGCTGACCATACTTAGCAATCAAATCTGCAGCGTTAAGGTCAAAGACGTTAGCGTGTTCAGTTGCCTCAAAGAAATCATCTAGCTCAAAGGTAATAACAGTATGACCTGCATCCTTGAACGCTTGCGTTGATGATCCTGTACCTGAAAAGAAATCAAAGACAATCATTCATTACCACCAATGCACTAGGAAATGGAGCTGAGTTCTTGCCATCACCAAACTTAAGACGGCCTTTAATAAAGCGCACCTCTTGGTGCATACAATTATCCCACCACCAGTTGGTATCAGTACGAGCTGGCACTAGACATACCACCGTCGTACCCTTCTTGCTCTCTTCATAAGCCTTGGCTACCCAAGCATTGATACCTCGCCCATAAGGTGGGTTCAGCCATACCGGACCACCATTCGCATCCTCAGTCCAATCCCTTACGAGTGCATCTCTACGCTCAGGGTCATCGTGATCTGGACCATACCAATTACTCGGTACCAAGGTCGAACCCTTTAGCGCAGCAGCATCTAAGGTGAACCCAAACTCTCCATTGATATCAGCAAAGAACTTAGGTGGTGTAGTCCAAGTATCATCCACCGATGATCTGAAGGTATCACCCTTATAGAAATCAGTCATCAGTACCACCCTCGCCGGTCACTGTGTCGTAAAGCACGGCACGCAGATTCTCCGTAGCGGTGGCCAATGTATCGTAGGCCGTGAAGGACTTGTAGTTCAGGTTCTCCACTGCGTTCTCTAAGGAGTTGAGCAATTCCAAAAGCTGAACTAATGGGTCGTCCTTGGGAGTCGCGTGGTCTGGCCAAGTGGTCAAGCCTACTTTCACGGGTCCATAGGGTGACAAGGCACGCAACTTCCTTTCTCGAATATCCGAGAGCGCGACTATATTCTCTAACGATTCTCTCATTCTCTCTCTTCTCCTTCATCGTTGCCTTCGTTCTCTCCGTCATTATCGGGATCAATACTTCCTTCGATGGCATCTTTGTATGATTCAATAGTGATAGCACTACCATTGTCACGGTCAATACCAACCCAAGTTTTACCAGTGGTTTCATCGTTTGCTCTCTCCTCCTGTAGATATTCCAGGTATAGCTCTGGGTATGCCTGAGCTATGCGAGTTCTCGCCCTATCTCTGGCCCTTCTATAGTTACGGTAGTGAATGGCTTGACTGAGGCCAGCCTCGTTATTTTCGCTCACCATTTATTCCTTTCCATCCAGACGGCAAAGCATACCGCAATAAGGGTAAAGAATAACCATTCCATTATTTTCCCTCGCTCTCACACTCAAAGCAGGTTTCAGATCGATACTGTTTATAATCGTACTTTCTCTCACACTTATCGCATTGAATCATCTCTTCATCAAGCCAGAACTCAGGATCAGTACCGTTGAGGTAGGCGTAGCCTTCTGTTACCATATCCAGCCCCCTCTCACCGCACCGATAAGCTCGGTAATATCTAAGGGCTGGCCGACTGGCATATCTTCAGGCTCGTTGCCCTCCCACCCTGATACCAGCAGGCGTGTGTCTATCGGCTGAGATCGATACGCCTTGATAGCTTCGGAAGGGTTCTCCCCTGCCCATACCGTATTGCCTTCTCTCTCTACCACCTCATAGAGTAGGGATAGGGGTGACTCCTTCGGGTGAAAATTCATTCTTCCTCTTCCTCTCCTGGGAATAATTTATCCCAGCACGCAGGGTGCGTGCCAGATATAAGCAGCTCTCTATCGCTCATAGACATATCAGGGAAGGCGTTCTGAATCAGCTCTCCCTCTTGCCAGCTCTCTACCGCTTGGCGATCCAAGCTCCATATCTCATATTGATCACAGACTACACAGGTTTTTGTTTTTACCGCGATGATCTCACTCATTTACTCTCTCCCTCTTGCCCAATACCGGCGCAGGGTAGGCACTCGAATCCGCCCACATAATACTCGATCACTTCCACATCTTTAGCCTTGCACTTGCCACAGTCGTACACTCCTGCATATTCGTACTCCATTACTCTCCCTCTCCTTCATCTATTTTGTCGCACTCAATTAGGGCTAATGCCTCTCTCCCTAATACCCATATTTTAGGCTCACGCCCATAAGCCGTACCGTAATTCACTCGCTCTCTCCCTCTTCCTCGATCCCGAAGATACGCGCCAGCGCACCGTTAGCCTTATCCAGCGTAGCGATAGCTTCCGCCAGCTCTTGCTCCATAGTTTCTTTCATATTCATATTTTGCACCCGCACTCTCTAATCGGTACTAGGTGATCGCCGCATATAGTCATTTATTCTCCCTCTTTCTCATCGTCAATAAAGGCCTGAGCTATCTCGCGCCAGTCCACGCGATAGAGTGATCCAATATCGGTAAGCATATTAAAGAGAGCTTGATTCCCTGTAATATTCTCTAAAGTAAGTAGATCATCTTCAATCCACCCCTTGAAGGTCTGGCCTAGATGGTAGGCGTTAATCTCTTCGCCCTCATCGTGACCTTGAATCTCTTCCTGTGCGTACTCTCTGGCGATTTCATAAAGAGCTTGATCATTATCAATCCACAACTTAGCTGCCCAGGTTTCACGATTTGTCCAACCGTTATATTCTTCTGTATTCATATCCTTGCCCTCTTTCTCTTTCATCTATTAGGTAGCTATCGGTTAGCTATCCTCCACCTTGCAGGGGTACTCTACCCTACAAGATAGGGAATCTCCAACTATTCCTCTTCTGCCTCTCTCTCTATCTTATCGAATCCAACAGGTATAATCTGCACAATCCCTGCATCTATTAGCGCTTGCAATGCGTCACTCATATCTTGCTCTCTCTCTCTTCTAGTATTGTCTTGAATTGCCAGAATATAGCCTCCACCTTATCGTACTCTTCTATGGGTAATTTGGAAAGGGTTTCATATACCGCCTCCCCAATTTGTGCCATCGTATAGCTCATCTCTCTCTCTTTCTCTAAAAGTCCGGCGTGCTGCGGGTAATCCACAGACCGATAATCCCAAGGAGGGTGATGCAGATCAGCACCGCCTCCACTTGCCAATGCTCTCTCTTTCTCATTTTCTAATCCTCTCTATGATCATATCGGCAACAGTCACAATATCGGTTGAGATTGGCGTGGCCACAATCCTGGCAGCCATCTGGTGAAGGTACGCCCGCCATCACTCTCTCTCTCTTTCATCTCGTAAGCAATCCGCACAGTAATCCTCCCCCAATAGGGCGGATCTTGAGCACTTATCTCCGTCGCATTTCATTTACTTAGCCCCCTCTAATATCGCTCTCAACTCTTCTTTGCGTACTGTATAAGCGTGTTCGCTGATTAGACCGTCAGCGTACTCATCATCTAAATCTCTCATTGCTACCTCTAGCTCACTCATTACTTTGCTTCCTTTCCCGCTAATCTAAGCTCTAGCACTTTTGCGTGTAATTCATTCCAATTTTTGATGCCGTGTTCTTCTACGAATTTCTTATTTTCCTCGATAATTTCCTGAGCTGTCTTAGGCATTTTACTTTCCCTCCTTGATACAGCTACCGCACACGAAAGTAGGGTAGAGGGGGTGAGGGAAATCTAATCTGCCCTCGCGCACATCGAATTGATAGCCACAGCTACCGCATATATCTATTGTGTTCACTTTCTCTCTCCTTCGCTCTTTGATAGTTGATTGACCATCATCAGCACCCGCCTCACGGGTGGACGCCTCACGGCGTTTCGGTCTATGCTAAGACTAGATATTCTAATGACACCTTAGCCTTGATATCGTAAAGAGTAGTACGGTATTCAACTCCCGCATTGAACTCTTTGGCATTGTGAGCTTTGAGTGCTTTGGTAATCTCGCTCTCGATGATCTCAATCTCGCGGCAGACTAGGGAGAAGATTGCCTCAAGCTCTTTTGATTCTAGGTTCATTTTTGCTCCTCTTTTTAGTTATTCGAACAGATGTTCGATGTCTGCGATTGAGGCGGATGCCTCGCTCACAGGGTCAACTATACCCTACGGACACGCTAAGTCAAGCACATTTTGATAACGTTTTGATAACGATTTGCTGAGATGTACCTGAGAGTTAGCTGAGAGCAAAGTGATTGAACTTTCAACTATCTTGCTATGTTACTGGCCAGTAGGTTACTCATCGGTAACTTACTCATCGGTAACATTACTGGTCGGTAGGTTACTCACGGGTAGGTTACTGGTCGGTAAGTTACTGGCCGATGAAGATCAGTAACTATCATTCGCCGTGGAATATTATTATGTAAAGCTGCCAGATATTGAGCCAGCCCCCCGCGCTTTCCCAATGGCCAACAGTTATCCACAGACTTTATCCACAGCCCTGTGGACAGCTGGCAACGCGGTCGGGCGTGTCGCGGGCAGGCACACCCCCCCATTGAAGAAACGGGAGTAGGTAGTGTTATGTACCCTAACAAAAAATATTTGCTAAAGTCGAAGCAGTAGATCTGCACTCTGAGCGGGGCTTATAGTACTGTGCTGTATATCACATTCTAAAAACGCAACATTCTGTTTTTATAGCGCCTTATATATAGTAGGGCAGAAAAGTACGGCAAGTAGTTTTCGAGCAGTAAGGTTGGCCTCTTACGAGGCCCCTAGGCCGAGTACAGTCTTACCCCTCACTTCGCTGTAGCTCGCTCGGGCGTTAAGCCCGATCAGTACCTACGGTACGTAGTAGGGATTGGTCTATTCGATTTTATATCTCATTATATGAGACACCTAGCTTGGTATAAATTACCTCAGCTTGGTATAAGAGAAACCGATTTCGGCCCATTTAATTTTAGGAGAACTACGTGTCTGAGAACTCCGCTGATATAGCCAAGAGGTTGATCCTTACGGCTATGGCAGAAGGTATGACCGTAGAGGCAGCTTGTGCTCAAGCCGGCAAATCCGGTAAGACTTACGAGTACTACCGTCGCACCGATAAGGTCTTTGCTGATAAAGCAGACCGTACCCGCCTCGGACTCAAGACTAAGAACTTTGCGGCAGTCGATGCCCACGATCTCAGCTACGCCGAGTTCTGTGAGAAGTTTATGAACCACAAGGTCTTTGCTCATCAGCAGAACCTAGTAGATGTGATTGAGGGTCGTGAGCCTTCTTGGTATCACCCCTCTATGAAGTTTGAAAAGGGTCTGGCTAATAACCGAATCCTGATTAACATTCCGCCGAACCACGCCAAGTCAATGTCCATTACCGTTGAGTATGTGACTATGAAGGTAGCCCAGAACCCGAACTTTCGAGTACTGATAGTTTCCCAGACTCAGCAGCTTGCGGCAGACTTTCTCTATGCTATCAAGCAGAGACTGACCCACCCGCAGTATGAACCGTTCCAGCAGGCTTACGCCGCCGGTGTCGGCTTCAATAGCAAGTCTGCAACGTGGGCCGCAACTCGCGTCACCTTTGGTGATGAACTGCGTGAGTCCAGCGAAAAGGACCCAAACATCGAGGCCGTCGGTATCGGCGGTCAGATTTACGGCAAGCGTGCCGATATGATCATTGTAGACGATGCGGTCACTTTGAAGAACGCTAACGAGTTTGAGAAGCAAATCCGCTGGCTGACCCAGGACGTGCGTTCTCGTCTTAACCCTACCGGCAAGTTAATTATTATTGGAACACGCGTTGCTTCCATTGACCTATATCGTGAGCTTCGCTCCGAAGACCGCTACCCAGGCGGTCAAGTACCTTGGACATATCTGGCTATGCCAGCACTGCTTGAAGCTGACGAAGACCCTGATAAGTGGGTAACACTCTGGCCCAAGTCAGATATGCCCTTTGATGGACAGAGCGAAGCAGATAAAGACGAGGATGAGTTATATCCCCGCTGGAATGGTCGCAACCTTTACAACGAACGCCAAGCTATGGATGCTTCCACCTGGGCCTTGGTATACCAACAGCAAGATGTATCTGAAAACGCGGCCTTTGATCCGGTCTGTGTAAAAGGTTCTATTGATGGTATGCGTAAGTCTGGACCGCTGGTATCTGGTAGCCCAGGACATCCACGAGACCTTAACGGCTTTAGCATTATCTGTGGACTTGACCCAGCGATGATTGGCGATACTGCAGCTATCTGTTATGCCATTGACCGAGCTACCAAGAAGAGATACATAGTAGATGCTATCAAGATTACTCGCCCAAGCCCAGCTGCTATCCGTAATCTTATCTTTGATTGGACATCCCTCTACTCCCCTTCAGAGTGGATTATCGAAAAGAACGCCTTCCAATCCTTCTTAACTCAAGATGAAGGTATCCGTATGCACCTTGCTTCTAAGGGTATACAGTTTAAGGAACACCACACAGGATCTAACAAGTGGGATAGCGGTTTCGGTGTAGCTTCTATGGCTACCCTCTTTGGTACCAAGCAGTTCGATGGTAAGCACCATAGAGATAACCTGATTCACCTACCTAGTGATCAGACAGAAAATGTCAAGGCTCTTATCGAGCAGTTGATTACCTGGACCCCCACTACTAAGGGCAAAACCGATATGGTTATGGCTCTGTGGTTCTGTGAGATTAGAGCACGCGAGATGCTCAACTACGGTCAGTACGCAACGCACCATCTAAAAAATCCATTCTTATCTCGGCACGAGGTAGGCAAGCGAGCAGTCATCAACCTAGATGAAGCTTTCGCAGAACAAAACAATATGAGAGTAATCTAGGAGATAACTATGGCAGCAAAGAAACCACGTGGTATGTATTCTAAGAGTGGACTTCTAAAAGGACAGCTTAAAGAAGATATTAAATCTGGTAAGGCTAAAATGACTAAGCAAGAAGTACCTTTTGGTGGTGTCGGTAGAGCTATTGGTAGAGGCGTTATGAAGGCAACTGAGAAGCTTGCTGAAAAAGATGTTGCAATTAAAATTGCTAATACCAAGCCAGTAGCAAAGGCAACTGAAGTTGCTGTTAAAACTGTAAAGAAAGCCACATCAGGTAAGCTTAAAGATTCTAGAAAAGAATTTGAAAAACGCCGATCAGAGACTATTGCAAGAAATAGCGTTAAGGTCCGTAGAGGTGATGCTTCTGAAGCTAAAAGACTAAACGAACTTGCTAACAAAAGAACACAAGATATTGCATCAGGTAACAGAGCGGCAAGAGAATCAGCCAATGTTAAGAATATGAAACCAGCCAAAGTTGTAAAGATTAACTCAGCTCCAGCAAAGTCAGCAGATGCAGCAAAGAAAGCCGCAGATGCAAAAGCTCTTAAGGCTGCCAACAAAAAGAAGAAGTAGGGACACCCATTGCTATCAGTTAAAGAAGTTGACGCTAAAGTATCGCGTCTGAAAACGCGCTCTGCAGCGCGTGATCAGCGTATGCGCGATGTCCTTTCCGTGCGTCAAGGCGATATCTCTAAGGTATTTCCTTCTATGTTCTCAGAGGACTACCCAAAGCCTCTAGTCGCCAACTTCATTGACGTAGCAGCACGTGACCTAGCAGAAGCTATGGCACCGCTTCCATCCTTTAACTGCTCAGCAACCAATATGGTATCTGATGCGGCGCGTAAGATGGCAGATACTCGTACTCGTATTGCCAACTTCTATATTTCAAACTCTGATTTACAGATTCAAATGTATAACGCAGCTGACTGGTATAACACCTACGGTATGGCTGTCGGTATGGTCGAGATGGACTATGACGATAACAACCCACGTATTCGTATGCTCAACCCATTTGGCCTCTACCCTGAGCTAGATCGCTATGGTCGTACCATATCGTTGACACAGGTTATCGTTACCGATGCTGAGTCACTAGCAGCGCAGTACCCAGAGTATTACGATCAGATACTAGGTCGCAACCAGTATCAGCTATCATCACCATATATCTCAATGGTGCGCTACCACGATAGAGAGCAAGACCTACTTTACTTACCAGAGCGTAAGAATCTAGTATTATCACAGACTCCCAATGTACTTGGTAAGTGTATGGCTCGTACCGTAATGCGTTCATCCCTAGATGGTGAAGCACGCGGTCAGTTTGATGATGTGCTATCTGTACAACTTGCTCGTGCTCGCTTTGCAATCCTACAGATTCAAGCAGCTGAGAAGTCTATCCAAGCACCTATTGCTATTCCACAAGATGTACAAGAACTTGCTATCGGACCAGATGCGATTATGCGTACATCTAATCCACAAGGTATCCGTCGTGTACCACTAGAGCTACCTGCAGGAGTCTTTACAGAGTCTGGAGTTCTAGAGCGTGAACTACGTCTTGGTGCTCGTTACCCTGAATCTCGTTCAGGAAACATCGACGCATCTGTTGTTACAGGTCGTGGTGTACAAGCCCTACAAGCTGGCTTCGATACACAGATCAAGGCAGCACAGGCACAGTTTGCAAGACTCTTTTCAGAATTAACCAGCATTTGCTTTGAAGCAGATGAGAAGATTTTCGGTGGTATCCCTAAGACAATCAAGGGAAGCGATGACGGCACACCTTATGTGCTCAAGTACATCCCTTCTCGTGATATCAAGGGCGAGTATGGAGTAGATGTCCGTTACGGCATTATGTCTGGTATGGATCCTAACCGCGCCATTATCGCTTTACTACAGATGCGTTCAGACAAGCTCGTATCGCGTGACTATGTACGTCGTGAGATTCCTATGGATCTAAACGTTACACAGGAGGAACAACGTGTCGATATTGAAGAAATGCGCGATTCTTTGCGCGTTGCTGTTGCTCAGTACGCTCAGGCGATACCGGCACTCGCGGCGCAAGGCCAAGACCCTTCACAGATTATCAACCGTATCGCGGCTGTTATCCAAGGTCGCCAAAAGGGACAAGCACTAGAGAACATTATTGAAAAGGCATTTATGCCAGAACCAGCACCAACCCCAGAGATGCCACCTATGGCACCAGGTATGGAGCAACAGATTCCAGCAGCAGGTGTGGCCCCCGCATCTGCCTCGCAGCCAACTCAGGATAATCAAGCTGGTACGGCCCCTGCTGCTGGTCAACGTCCCGATATAGCCCAACTACTAGCCGGCATTACCGGTGCAGCATAAACGAGGGAGGTGTAAATATGAACAAAGGATCTCGCGCAGCAGCGCCAATGTCAAAGCCAGTTGAAGGCAAGAAAGATACTTCAAAGCCAGCAGGCGGAAAAGTAATGCCATCAATGATGCCAGCAGGCCGTCGTGGTACAGCAGTAAAAAAAGGCTAATAATATTAAAGAAAGGCGTACTGGGTGATGAACGAAAAAGATTACATACCTCGCCCAGTGCGCCCCTTTGATTTTGTTGTAGTAGGTGCAGGCTTTTTACACAACTTAGCACAATCATTAGAAACACTAACTGGTGAACTAATGGAATTATCAATCTATCATTCTAACCATAAGACTCAATCCAATAGAGCGTGGGAAGATATGACCGCAGACTTAGAGAAATTACAGGAGGACACACAGTGAGTATGATGAATCCACTTGCAGGTCCAGCAGGTCCTGGCAAATATTCCACACGTACAGATAATTTAGAGCTAGGCTCTACAGCATACGGTGAAGGCGTTGAGACGCAGGCTATTAAGTCAGGTGCTCCGCTTGCAAAGACTGGTGATGTACGAGGCATACCAGCATCAGAAGTACGAGAAATAGCACAAGAACCAGTAACAGAATTATTTGCTCCATCTGCTTATCCAGATCGTGACATTATGTATGGCAACAAGATTGGTCCAGGTCCTGACGCTTCAATTCTTACTGGAGTAAGGCCTGTAGAAAAGATTTCAGATACACTAGCCAAGATGCTTCCATTTGATACAACAGGTGAAATTACAATTCTTTACGAACAAGCCGTATCAAGAGGACTTTAATGTCAGGCCAAAATCTAAAGATAGCGGCAATGCAAGCTCAGCTTAATGATAATGAAAAGAACCAAGTTGATTCTTTGTCAAAACTTGTCGACACTCATAAGTCATTACTTGACCTACCTGCTAAGCAGGCTGTACAAAAGTATTCACAATTACCTCAAGGGCAAAAAGATGCGCTTGTAGCATTTAATGGAACTGAACCTGAGAAGAAGCGTGGTTTCTGGGGAAGTGCTTGGCACTACACAGGTGGCGCTGCATTAGGGGGACTACAAGAAGCCTCTGACTTTATGACACGCCTTTATCGTTTTGGTAAAGTAGCAGAACAGCTAGAAGGAGCGCAGCCAGGTAATCAGTACAAAGGTTTATCTGGCCTCAAAGCCGCTTGGGAAGCAACTGGCGACAACGGTGAGAATGTATTTGACCAAGGCCGTATTGAAAAAGCTAAAGCTAAGTTTACTCCTGATCGCATTAGCGTTGCTATCAAGGCATCTTCTGGCGTTCCGCTAGATGAGATTATCGCCACTGGTACAGAAGCTGAAAGACAGATTGCGGTTAAGGCTTCTAAAAACCAAGACCCATTATTCCAAGATGCTTATGACGCAGTAGCTGCTGCTAAGTTTTCTCCTGGTCGTCAGGTTGCAAATATTCTTCCTGAATCTCTTGAGGGAACAGGTTTTCTCTATAAGGGAATCTCAGGTACTGTAGACGCTTTATATCGATTCCGTACCGATCCACTACTTATTCTTGGTAAGGCTAAGCAAGCCTACGATGCTGCTAACTATGCTTTAATAAAAATTGTTGGAAATAAACAAAAAGTTGATGATGTATTTACTAATCCTAATGTAGTCGGATTTTTTGATGAATACGGTAAAGAACTTAGCAATCTTAAAACAGCACGTGCCTCTAAAGATATTAAAGCAGCAACAGATGCGTCAACTCGCCTTAAGCGTATTGCTCCAGAGTTTGGCCCAGCTGCTATTGATGAGTTTATCAGAGCTGGCGTTAAGGACGCGCCTACTGCTAAGAACTATCTAGCAAATACTGTAGATGTAAAGAAGATTCTTGCAGGACAACCTGCTCGACAGACTCCATTGATTCCACGCCTTGATGCAGCACGTAAAGCACGTATTGCTTTCTACACTGGCGCAAGCAAAGTAATCAATATTGACAAGTCTGGTCGCAAAATCATTGCAGCTTTGTACGGAACTGAACCAGAATACGCAGATATTGCTACAGGTCTAATCAATGACCCAGCAAAAATTGCACAATACGAAGCATTTGTATCTAAGGTCAAGGGACCTAGCGGTGCTATCCGTATGCCACTTGATGTTATCCAAGGTCGTATAGATCGCTTTGCTGCTAAGTTCACAACTATCCCATATTTCAAGGATGGCTTCTTTGATGTAATGTCTGATAACGCATCAGACCAAGTATATCGAGTGGCGCGTCTTGCCAACTCTCGTTATCACAGCAAGATGATTGCAGAAGCATTTGCAGCAGGATCAGAAGGTCAGCGCAAGCAAATCTTTACAGGTCTTTGGAACACAGTTGCAGAGATTCGTGGCGTATCAAAGGCAGCAGCTGGCAAGTCCTATATGGACCAGTTTGCAGGCAAAGGTCTTGAAAAGAAGTATGCAGCAGATATTGTTGTAGACGGAGTAAACAAGGGTAACCCAGCACAGTTCGGTGATCAGCAACTAGCTCTATTCCCATATCAATTATCTTCAGGTATCGCTGTACCAAAGATTACTGATTTAGATAGATTAGCGGTTCGTTCTGGAATTATTAACAGAATACTTGGTCTATCACACCAGCGCTGGGCTGATACTCTTCTATCTGGTTGGGTTCTTGGAACCTTGGCAGGTCCACGCTTTGTTATTCGTAATGCAACGGAAGATTTGATGGCACATATGGCTATCGGTAGTTCTCCTTGGGGAATTGCTACAGGTCGTGCATTTGGTACTCGTATACGCTTATCAAAGGGTTTAACCGCAGAAGATAAGCTAAAGGAAGTTGGCAAGAAGGCTTTTAAGTTAGACTTAGAAGCTGGTGAAGTTGGTGTTATTAACAAATTAGCTCGTCGTAAAGACCTTAAGAAATACGCTACTCAAGTTAGAGAAGCACAGACCCCAGAAGATGTTCGTAAGGTTATGGCAGATGCCGTACTCAACGACGGAATTGGTAAATCTTTAGACAAAAAGGGTGCTGAGTATCTTGCTGAGATTGCTCAATACGGCAACCTTGATGACACATTACGTGCAGTTGCCGAAGGTAGCAAAAATGCTTTACGTGGAGCTGACCAATATATTCAAGCTACTGATGATGTTGCCAAATATGGCAAGATGGCAGCTGTTGAGATTGACGGAGTTGCATATCGTCAGGCTTTAGGTGAGTCAGGCTTTACAGAGTTTAACCCTGTAGCAAATCAGCAGAACCGTATCTCTTGGCTTGTCCAATTAGGCGTATCGTCTACCGATGATCTAGCTCAAATTGCAGTTAAGTACCTTGATGATGAAGTAAAAGCATTAGATGAAATGCGTACTTATCTAGCGAACTTAACAGATGCACAGCGTAGCCGATTCCAGCTGTACGATCCATCTGTTGGTGGAAACACTGCAGTCCACGCTAAGAAGGCATACGACGCAGTGCGTAACCTTTACTCAAAGCGTAACGGCGAAATCAATATGGACCTACTTGGTAAGGTTCGCACCCTTGGTGACGACGGTGAATATGTCGTTTCTACAAAGAACCTAAGTCTTGAAGATTTGCCAAGCAAGATGGATACAAGTCTCACGCCTGAGTTTATCTCTGGCCCTACTCTTGTTCCAGTATCTGATACAGGTAACTTTGCTGCAGATATTACAGAGCGTCTTTGGGATTCTATGGGGGAGGCCAATGCTCGCTTCTCACGTGAACCAATCGTTATCAACGAAATGATTAAGTTCCGTAAAGAGATAGCAGAGTCTGGTCTTGAAAAGCGGATAATGGATTTCCACACAAAGGGTCTCGAAGGAGACGCTCTAAAGGCTGGCACTACTTTAGCCAAAAAGGAAATAGTTGAACTTGCAGAAGAACTTGCAAAGAATAGAGTCCTTGCTTTCGTAGATAACCCAGCAGTTCGTAGCCAATTAGCTATGGCAAGTCGTAACTTTGCTCGATTCTACCGTGCAACAGAAGACTTCTATCGTCGCGTTTACAGAACTGTACGCTACAACCCAGAATCAATCTCACGATTGGCTCTTACCTACGAAGGTGTAGCACATTCTGGATTCGTACAACAGGATGATAATGGGGATTCATACTTCTTTTATCCAGGATTGACTCCTGTATACGCAGCTATGCGAAATGTATCTGAGTTCCTTGGATCTCCAGAGTCCTTTAAGGCACCAATGCCTGTTGAGTTCAGTGGTAAGTTAAATATGCTTACACCATCAATGAACCCAGACTCATTGTTTCCTACATTTGCCGGACCATTAGCAGCGGTTCCAATGAAATTTATCTTTAATGCAGTGCCAGCCTTGGATAAGTTTGAAAAGACAATCCTTGGTGTATATGCCGAAGATCAACCAATGATTAACGCTATATTTCCTGCACACTTAACTCGATTCTTGGCTACATTAGATCGCAATGAACGCCAATCTCAGTATGCTTCAGCTTTCCGTAAAGGAATAACCTACTTACAGGCTGGTGGTCACGGAGTTCAACCAAAATATAATGAACAAACTGGCGAATGGGACCCACCAAGTCCTGCAGAAGTACAAGCCTTCAAGGATAAAGCTAGTGCTGCAACGGTAAGCGTTCTAGCTGTTCGCTTTATATTCGGATTCTTTGCTCCAGCAGCACCTCAAGTAACACTTAAGTCTGATATGGCTGAATGGGTTAAAGAGAATGATCGTGTTAACTTCAAGCAGGTATTTAATAACCTCATTACTCGGTACGACGGAAGCCTTGATAAAGCTATGGGTGAATGGCTACGTTTATATCCAGACCAGATGCCATACACAGTATCTGAGTCAGATGACAACGTAGTTCCTGTAGTACGTGCTGTGGCAGATACTACCAAATGGCTTGATAAGAACTCAGCATTACTGAAGGCATACCCACAAGGTGCGCCATTTCTAATGCCAAAGGTAGGCGAGTTTGACTTTGACGCCTATCGCTTGCTGTTCAAGTCTGGTGTTAAGTTTAGCAAAACTATCGACGACTTCTTGCAGGATACACAGTCTGCTCGTGACATCCAGTTCTATTATGATCAAAAAGATTTATACGAAGACGAACTTGCTAGTACATTTAACGATGTTCAGAAGACTCGTTTGAAAGAACAATGGGATGTATGGGCAAGACAATTCAAGGGTTCAAGTCCTGCACTGCAAGATGAATTAGCAGAAGGCGGAGATCGTCAGAGAGCGCGTCAGCGTTCTTATGAAGATTTACAGAATATGCTTAATGGGCCAGAGGCTGCAGTAGCACGCAGGGCAGATAAAAATGCTTTCGATGCTATTAAGCAGATGTCAGATATTTACAATAACTATCTGTATACTCGTGACCTAGTTGTAGGGTCTAGCAATAATGCTTTATCATACAAAGACTTGCTCAAGCAGAACGTAAAAACCGAGCTTGAAAAGATAGCATCACAGAACCCAAATGCGGAAGACGCATACTATGTTCTCTTCTCAAGACTAATTGGAGATTAAACAATGGCTAAGAAAATATCCAACTGGAAAGACCTTGGCAACGGCACCTATCAAGTATTTTACAGTGACTTTACATCAGAAATTCTTAATAAGAAAGATGCTATTGCTAAAGGTATTGTAGTCCTTGACCCTAATTCTGCAAACATTGGATCAGGTACACCCAATTCAGGCAATAAGAAAAAAGAAACACCGTTTGTTAATAATTGGAAAACTGGTTCAGTTACCAGTAGTTCAACTATGTCTTCAACAAACCCAGATTTATACGGCGGATTCCAGGGACAACCAGGTGCTAACACTCTAGGAACAGTAGATCCTATTGCTGTAGAAATCTTCAATATGGATACAGCTCAGCGTAAAGAGTTGGCACTGCTTCTTAAGAAAGCTGGATTCAAGGTACCGACTACCGGTAAATATACGGACTCTCTAGTTAATGCGTACGTATCAGCGCAACAAGCTGCTGCTTTACAATCTGCAAAACTAGGTAGAGATTTCACGGTTCGAGAGTATCTTACCCAAGAAGAGATACCTACCGGTGAGGGTTCAACCAAGCCTTCTATCCGTGAGGATATACAGATTTGGAACCCAACCAGAACTGCTGGAGTAGTTCAGGACTTATCCGTTAAGCTACTAAACCGCGAAGCAACTCCTGAAGAGGTGGCTTATCTTAGCAACAAGCTTACTGCAGCACAAAAGAAAGCTGCAACCAAAACTCAATATGTAACTAAGGGTGGCAAAGTAACATCTACCGTTACAGGCGGTCTTGATGAAGAGCAGTTCTTAATTGAATTATTCCAGAAGGATAAGCGATTTGCTCCTGAAATCAAGGCAATCAAAAAGAAGCAGGAAACCAAGGAAGCAAGTGATGCTGAAATCACACGCCAAGATATTATGGGTACAGCTCTTAACAATGGTATAACCCTTGATCCAAACACAATCGCTGGCTTTGAACAGCGCATAAAGTCTGGTGAGAATATAGATGCGGTCAAGAACTCTATCCGTAGTATAGCCGCTTTGGGTATGCCAGATAATGTAAAGAAGCTAGTTGAATCAGGAGTTGATTTGGCTACAATTTATTCTCCATACAAAAATGTCCTTGCTCGTACTTTAGAGATTAACCCAAATAGTATTACCCTTGATGATCCAATGCTACGTCAAGCTATTGGACCTGACAAGGAAATGTCTATCTACGATTTTGAGAAGACGCTACGACAGGATCAGCGTTGGCAGTACACAGACCAAGCTCGCTCTGAAGCGTCCGACATCGCAACAAAAGTCCTTAAAGACTTTGGATTTATGGGGTAACTATGGCAACCGCAGCTGAAGCATTACGTAAACTTACCGGTGGTCAAACATTAACCGACGAAGAAAAAAAACTTCTTAATATATCTACAGCACCTAGCTCATCTGATATTACACGCAGTTTCTACGAAGGTATGGGTTCGACTAATCCTAGCTCTATTACCGAAGAAACTAAGCCTAGAGGTATTGTAGGCGGTGAATCTTTTGGTGATATTGTTACTGCGCCGACTGGCGGTTCTGGTAGCGGTGCTGGTGGTGGTACAGGAACAGGTACAGGAACTGGAATAGGAACTGGAACAGGTACAGGTACTGGTACCGATACAGGCACTGGTATTGATGACGATGAGATGAAGAGCCGCATTAGCGCTTATGACATTCTTCGTACAGAGTTTGCCAAATACGGACTAGAATCTTTAGTAACAGATGCACGCGACCTGCTTATCAACAGGACTCCTGCTAGTCAAATGGCTTTAGCTCTTTCCAATACAAAAGCTTATCAAACTCGTTTTTCTGCAAATCAAGATCGCATCAAAGCTGGTTTGCGTGCTCTTAGTCCAGCTGAGTATATATCTAAAGAAGACGCTTACCAGAATATTATGCGTCAATATGGACTGCCAGCTTCTTATTATTTGAAGGACCCTACAGGCAAGCAGGTTGGTTTTGAAAAACTTATAGCTGGTGACGTTGATGACGCTGAGCTAGAAGATAGAGTAGCAACAGCTCAGAAGCGTGTTCTTAATGCCAACCCAGAAGTTACCTCAGCACTTAAGCAGTTCTATCCAGATATTACTAACGGCGATATTCTTGCCTATACACTTGATCCTAAGAACGCTATTGAAAACATCAAGCGTAAGGTAACTGCTGCAGAAATTGGTGGAGCTGCAATTCAATCTGGCCTTGGGTACACAGGAAATACACCTGAAGCAATAAGAGCACGTGCTGAAGAACTACAGCGTTATGGCGTAGATAAGCAAGCAGCAGAGCAAGGATTCTCAACCATTGCAGGTGGATTACAGCGTGGTTCACAATTGGCATCAATGTATGGAGAGGATCCATATACACAGGCAGTTGCAGAGACCGAAGTGTTTAACGTGCCTGGTGCTCAAGAGGCAAAGAAGCAACGTCAGAAGATTACTGGACTAGAGAAGGCTACCTTTGGTGGACAATCTGGTATCAGTCAGGGAGCCTTAACCCGCGATAGAGCCGGAGGCTACTAAACTAAACCTGCCACTAGAGCGACTGGTCTAGTGGAGCGACAATAATACCAGGAGTCAGAGCCATACCCAATCCCCATTGGAATATGAGGCTGGCGAAATCAACTAATGATAGGGAGAACGGACTATGTCCAATTACGAGTACGAGGATGACGACGACGATTTCACAACGGAATCACCACAGTCAAATGACCTTGTAAAGCAACTACGCAAGGCTGCAAAGCAAAAGGATAAAGAGCTACAGGAACTTCGTTCCCAGTTTGAGTCCTTGAGCAAAGGCCAGCGTGAAAGAGCAATTAAGGATCTCCTCGCATCTCGCGGGGTAAATAGCAAAATTGCTTCATTTATTCCGCAGGACATTGACCCAACTGAAGAGTCTTTGTCTAAATGGCTAGACGATAATGGCGAAGTATTCGGCATTGAATCTGGTCAAACCCAGGCAACACCTAATGTAGACCCAGCTCAGGCGGCTGCATATAAGCGTATGACAAACACTGCAGACTCTGGTGCTTCACCAGAACATAACGCAGACATAATGCAAAAGCTTATGAACGCAAACACCAAAGAAGAGTTGGACGAAGTTATCCGGTTGTCGGGACTTTAATCCAATCCTATAAGAAAGGCTAGACCTAATGGCAATTCCAGCAGGTAGTACCACTACCACGTCTAGCATCAGCAATCTAGTACAAACAGCATACGATCAGTATGTAAGAATGGCACTTCGTTCCATTCCTGTTATGCGCTCACTTGCAGATGTTAAGCCAGTACAACAGGCAATGCCAGGATCATCAGTTGTTTTCTCAATCTACTCAGATTTAGCACAAGCTACATCAACATTGAGCGAAGCATCAGATGTTTCAAGCATCGCACTCGGTAACCCTTCACAGGTTACAGTAACACTGAACGAATACGGTTCAGCAGTTACAACAACAAAGAAGCTAAACCTAACTTCTTTCAACGATGTTGACGCAGCACTTGCTGACATCATCGCTTACAACGCAGCTGACTCAATCGACAACGTAGTAGGACAGGTCCTCTCAGCAGGAACTAACGTTCTCTACGCAAACGGTCCTTCAGGAACTGCACCAACTGCATCATCAGCAGTTCTACCAGTAGATACAATGTCAGTTGCGGATATCCGTAACGCTGTTGTAACACTACGTACAAACAAGGCATTGCCTCGTATGGGTGAACTCTATGCTGCATACCTCCACCCACGCCAGTCAGCCGATCTTCGTGCTGAGACAGGTACAGGCGGATTCCAGGAACTCTCAAAGTACGTAGATCGTACTCCGTTCGTTGCTGGCGCAGTAGGAGTTATCGAAGGCGCTTTCGTAGTTGAGACACCACGTGTTCTTAACGGTCTAAAGCTATCAACAGGTATCACACCTACAGTTTCAATCACCAACGTTGCTTTGACATCTAACGTAGTAACAATTACTACAGCAGTTGCTCACGGCCTCGGAACAGGTCAGGTTGTAACAGTTGCTGCTGTAACAAACACAGCAGTTAACGGCACATTCACCATCACTGGTACAACATCAACAACATTTACCTATGCACTTACAGCATCTAATATCACATCAGTTGCTGACACAGGTACTGTTACATTTACCAACAACTACCGTGCAATCATCGCAGGTCGTGAAGCATTGGCTGAAGCACAGGCTGCAGACATCTCAACCGTTATCGGTCCAGAGATCGACGCACTCCGTCGTTTCCGCACAATCGGTTGGTACTACTTCGGAGGCTTCAACCGCCTTCGTGAGTCTGCTCTCATTCGTATTGAGTCAGCAGCAACAAACGGTTAATCCGTCGGCAGGGGTGGGGTCAAACCCACCTCTGCTACTTATGAAAGGTTGGATATGGCATACACATTAACAACTCCGTTCCAGAATCAAACCTGGGGAGCTGGCACTGGTGAGTACACTAAGTATTCTCGCCTTGCTGGTCGTCGCTTTATTGGTGGCACCATTGATGGCCCTATCCCACCTAGCCTTACAGATATAGCACGTGGTCAGACAATTATTGTCAACGGCACTAATGTCTACTTGACCTTGACTCCAAGCCAAGATGATCTAGCTGCAGCTAGTTATTACTTCCTTGGTGGACACGAGTACGAGATTAGTGACTACCAAGCACAGGTACTTATTGATGCTGGCCTAGGAGAATATGTGACCCCAGTAGTATGAGTAAGCACACTAGAGAAGTACACCCAGTAGAAGTAGAAGGTTGCTTTGGGTGCAAGATCAGTAACCTGCAACTATCAGTAGGCGATGCTCGCCACGATGGAATAATGAGTGCCAAACAGCACGACAAAGAGTTAGGTTCCTATTACAGCGCAGTGCGCCAGGGAATCGAACCAAGTTCGACAAAGCAAAAAGATATAGATGCAGCAGTAAAGATATCCAACGATGTTGGTAAAGCTTTTGATTCAACCACTATGACGTTCAAAGACTAGGAGTAACAAATGCCAATGGTAAATGGAGAGAAGTTCCCTTACACCGCAAAGGGTAAGAAGGACGCAAAGAAGAAGATGGCTAAGAAGATGGCTAAGAAGGCTGTCGTCAAGAAGATGGGGAAGAAGAAGTAATGGAAAATTACACAGAAGAAGATATTGCAAAGTACCCAACACCTGATAAGCAGTACGAAGGTGCCAAGAAGTATGAGACCTATGAGTCACTACAGACTGGTGCAATGGGAAAGTCTGCTAAGTAAATGGCAAAGTCTCCAGCGTGGCAAAGAGCAGAGGGCAAGAACCCCAAGGGTGGCCTTAATGCCAAGGGTCGTGCCTCTGCTAAAGCGCAGGGGATGAACCTCAAGCCTCCAGTCAAAAAGGCTGAGGCAGCTAAGTCACCTAAGTCTGCAGGACGGCGCAAGTCTTTCTGTGGTCGTATGTGTGGAATGAAAGCAAAGAACACTTCAGCAAAGACAGCTAAAGATCCGAACTCTAGAATAAACAAGTCGCTTCGCGCTTGGGATTGTAGTTGCAAATGAAGAAGAAAGAATTTTGGGATACAAAGAATCCTAAGAAGAAGTCAAAGACATTAACGCCAGCACAAAAGACGGCGGCAAAAGCACGAGCAAAAGCTAAGGGACGACCATACCCAAACTTGGTAGATAACGCAGCAGTAGCTCGCAAAAAGAAGTAAGGAGATATAGGTGGCACTAGGAGAATACGGCACAACGCTATTGGATGAACTCAATCGTCTAGCTAATGGTGGCACCTATCGAGCACCAGGTGAGATGGTTGGCGAAGCATTAGCTGCTCGTCAATGGGCAGTACAGCGTTCAGTAAGTACAAATTTAACAGATACAGTAGGAGTTCTCAATGCGATTGCGGGTACAGATAGCAGTAATCGTCTCGATTATAGCGGTGTATGCAATCTCATCGCTGGGACTTTTCAACTACCTGCAGCGCAGGCTCTCAGACAAATAACAGGGCAACCTGCTTTTGTTCCTTATGCTGCAACTCAAACAGCAGTAGGAACTACTTACTCATCAGCATTCTGTAGCCCTGGTGGGCAAGCTGGCAACCTGGGATATCTACTCAACACCTCAACAGGAATTTGTTCTCACCCTGCATATGGAGACCCTTTTACACCTGGTGACCTCCAAACAGTCACTGTTTACGAATACTCCTGCCCAACAGGTGGAACTTACAACCCAGCAACAGGATTGTGTGAACAATAATGAGTGCTAAATTTAGTTTGGTCTGTGATCAAGCAACCACATTCAACTTTCAGTTCCAGATACTCAATGATCAGGTGCCGTTAAATCTTACTGGCTATACAGGTACTATGACTGTGCGCCCCTTTGTAGGAGCAAGCACTGTAACAACAGTTGCCTCTACCGATAATGGTCGTATGGTATTTGATGCTGTCAATGGTCGCGTTACAGTCACACTCAGTGCAACCATTACTGGTGCTATAGCCGCAGGGCGTTACGCCTACGATCTAGTACTCAGTTCAAGTGGTGTAGTTACTCGTTATCTTGAAGGTAGCTTTATTGTGACAGGAGCGGTAACTCAATGACAACTATTATCGTTATCGAATCAATCACGCCACAAGTAGGAATAGAATTTTCACAGAACCAAGGACCACAAGGTGGTCAAGGAGCAACTGGTCCCACAGGACCAACTGGACCAACAGGAGCAACAGGTGCGACAGGAACGGCTGGACTTACAGGTCCTACAGGAAGCACAGGGCCTACAGGAGCGACTGGCTCAACTGGAGCTGCGGGAGCTACTGGAGCGACTGGACCAGCTGGTGCCACAGGAAGTACTGGACCGACAGGAGTAACAGGCGCTACCGGCTCTACAGGGGCTACAGGAGCCACTGGAGCGACAGGTGCTACTGGACCTGCAGGCGCTACTGGCCCATCAGGTGCTGCAAGTACGGTGCCTGGTCCAACAGGGGCCACTGGCGCAGATGGCGGATCTGCTAACTATTACGACTACAAGGCAGATACGTCAGCGACAACAGGCGATCCTGGTACTGGCGATTTACTTTGGAATAATGCCACACAGATTTCTGCAACACAAATCAATATCAACCACATCAATTCAGATGGCATAGATGTTGATATCTTCTTAGGCTTAATCAAAACAAACGATGTAATCATTGTTCAGGATGCAAATAACTCCAACAACTTCCAAAAGTGGACAGTATCTGCAACTCCAACAATGCAGACAAATTATGTCGAAGTACCCGTAACGCTTACATCATCTGCTGGTACTGGTACAACTAACTTTGCAAATAACCACGCACTTATCG